GTGACCGAATCTGCTTTCTCCACCGATGCTCTTGCCGCCATGAAGGAGCGCGTCCCAGACGTGGCCGAGCTGCTCCGTTTCATCGCCACACCGTCGCGCCTGCTGTTGCTGTGCCAGTTGTCGCAGGGCGAATCTACCGTCAGCGGTCTGGAAGCGACGACAGGCATTCGGCAGCCGGCCTTGTCGCAGCAACTGGCCGACCTGCGGCAGCGGCAATTGGTTCTGACGCGTCGCGAATCACGATCCATCATTTATCGCTTGGCCGACCCAAAAGTGGCGGCCTTGCTGAGCGCCATGCATGCGATCTTCTGTGCAGAGAATGAGCACGGTGATCGCATCCTCGAGTAATACGCATGGATGCAATCGGCGGCCGTCGTTTTTGTTCGGGTGTTAGCGAAGATCAGTCAAGGATCGGTGGACCCAAGCACAACGAATAAGAGGACGGTCGCGGCAGGACGGCAGCTATCTGACGTCCGGCACGCGACTCGGCCGGGATGAGGTGCGCTGGTGATGTGCGTCTTGAACATCGAGGATTTCTCAGGATCGTGCGCATCGGAAGAGAAAGTCTCTTTGAGACCAAAACGGGAACGATCTAAACGAAAGTGCCGACAGCATCCTGACATAATATACATTATGCGAAGTCGCATTGACGCTTCTGTGCGCCCTGGCGGCCTATCAATGCTGGTCCCTCCACAGGAAGCGGACTGGACAATGATATTAGACACCTACGATCGCGTAGACCTGACCGGCCCCTGGGCCGGTTTTGGTTTTCAGGGGCATCGGTTCTTCACTCCCGAAGGCCGAGATATCGACCCGGTGGGAATGCGCTACTGGTCGCTCACGTGCAACATCGCGCGCGAGTGGGCGCTGATGATGGCCGAGGAACGCCAACGCGTATGGCATGCAAGGCCGGCCGACGTGATCTACCTACGGGACGTGCTCCGGCGCAGGCGTGAAATGCGGTTATCAATGATGGATGGCGCGGGGTCCGCCGACAGAGCGCGTGTGGTCCGGCAGACACGTGGGCCACGAAGTCCACGGCGCGGGTGAGGCGTTATCCGTAGGGGCTATGCCCCTACACCCCTACAATGCCGGTTCATCATCATTGGGGGACGCATGAGCTACAGACCGCAGAACAACCACGACGGGCTTTGGTGGGAAATCGCCCTGGGCATCTTCGTCGGTCAACTGATGACCGCAGCCTTCGCGGGTGTGGTGGCCCTGTGCCTGGGCTACTTCACGCTGCGAAGCGTGAGCGCAGGACTGCCGACACCACTACCGCAACGGATTTACACACCGCGCTCCCAGCAAACAGACCCGACACCAGTACAACTACGGCCGCTGGAATCGGACGAACGATGCATTCAACACAAACGGTTCCAGCGCCTGTCAAATGGCTGGCAAGAGTTGCCGCACGATCCGTGCTAAATCGTGATGCGTCACGAAACTACATGTCCAACGTGGTAGCCGGCGTGCTTGTGGTCGTCTGATACGGCTTGCTCTCGGGGAACGTGCCGAGGCTGCGCGGAACATGCCCAATCACGCCGCTTCTTTGGTGATCGCGATCAGCGCCACCGGCGTCACTCCCTACGGTCGCAACGCCAGCAGCGCCGTCGCTCTTGCCATCAGGCGAGGTGTTATAGAGGCGTGGATCCTGCTCGCGCACTGGCTCGCGCCAAGGCCAAGCCGTGGCGACAACCGTGTGCTTGCCCGCAACAAGCCGGACACCATATGGCTGCACAGTGGCGTCGAAACCGAGGGCACGCAGCTGGCCAAGGTCAAGCTGCTCAAGCACGATGTTCGAAGTGTCGATCCATTGAAGCCATGCACGATCACGGCCAGACACCTGCGCAATGGCGGCAACCCGAATGCGACCCTTGGCGGCGAGCTCGATCACATAGCGCTGCTCCGGCGTCAAATCAGCAAGCGGATCGGCGACAACGGCCGCGACGGCCTGCTGCCCAGGTGCAGAGACCAGCTCACCCGGCTTGAAGACCTGGCCGACCGCTGGCGTTGACGACGGGCCCGTGGCAGCAGCATGCGCCGGCTGCTTACCCTTGTTGAAGTAGCTGGCGAAGAAGTAGAGACCGATGCCACCGACTACGAGAAAGATGACAGCACGCACTGCCATGGCGGCCCACACGTTCTTGCCGCCTTCCTCATAGACCTCGGTGTTCTCAGCGCCAGGCGCGTAACCGTCATAGAGCGGAAAAATCACCGGATCGTACTTGAGCGTCTGGCCGCCGACCTTCTCGAATTTGCCCGGTGAGGTGGTGTGGAAATACGTCACGCGGTACCGGCTTTTCATGCCGACCGCTGTGAGCTTCTGGAAGGTATTTTTCTTCTCAATACGTGCTTTAACCGCCGAGTGTAGACGGTTGATCCACTGCGTCATGATGACCGCATCGCCACCGTTCTGACCAAGCAGCGCCCAAAAATTCTCGACAGCCGGCTCAAGCGGCTTACGCTCGTTGACGTAGAACTCGTGGACCTCATCGATCACCACAAGCGCATCCTTGAACTCATCCGGAATGCACCATTTACCGGAGGCATCCTGCGTGCAGGCGAACAGCTTGGCAACGTCCTTCGTATCGACCAGCACGAGCAGATCGAGCACGTCCTTTTCCTGCATGCCCAGGTGCTTGGCGATGCGGTCGTGACGCAACCCATTGAGGCGAGCGAACACACGCCGCCCCTTCTTGATCGCCGGGAGAATGTGATTCTTTACAGCGTCGTAGCTCTTGCCGGCGCGCGGCACACCTTCGTTGAAGACCAGCATGTCACCAAATCCCGAGCGTCAACACACGACGCAACAAGTAGAAAATCATCGCCGCGCCGATGGCAACGAGCGATGGCCCAATCATGAAGACGTCCGCGAACCACAGGATGGTGCTACCTGCATTTCCCAACATGCCACCGATGCTCTGCCCTTTCATGAAATCAGGCATCGGCAGGAGATTCATGACGTAAAGCACCGCAGAGAGCGTCTGATCGAGCCACATAACGAACAGGTCGCCGATGAAATCAGCGAACGCCTGCCAGATCAATTTGACCGCCTTCCAAATCCATTCGGTTAGATCACTAAACCAACCCACTTGCATACCGCGCCCCTTATGTCACAGCAATGCGAATAGCCGCATACGCAGCAATCGCCAAAATGACCCAACCACACGCACGCAGGAAGCCAAGAAACGTGCCGCTACAGTGAAAATCGATGGTCATGGCGCTCCACCACTTGGACGCACCCAAGGTAAAAACCGGACACGATCCGCCAGACGGAACAGTCATGAAACTGGCGATACCACCGGCTATCGGCGTAGAGCGAACCTGCGCGGCGAACTTGGACACAACCGACTCCACTGTCTTGTCGCTCTTGGTGTACAGATCACCCATCGGTGCACCCGCGCCAGGATCATCACCATCACCCTCTTCGCCGTCACCATCACCGCCGCCGGAATCAGTACCAGAGCCGGTGCCATCACCCTTACCGGAACCGTCCTTGCCATAGGTGCTATCGAACGTGGTGACGTTGGAATTGGTGGTAACGCCGCCCCTGGTTTCAGAAGATGTGCCCTGCCCTGTCACCTTCCAATCGCCGCCGTTAGAGGGCGCATCCTTCGGGGCATTAATCGCCGCGTTCTCGGGCGACTTCGTTGCGGCCTGATTGTTGTTATCGGCCTTCTTGACGCCGGACTCTCCAGGGGACCAGCAGAACTGCTTGCCGGTCGATGCGGTCGCACACTGCTTGCCATCGCTACGAATGCACATGGTCAAGGTACCAGACTGCACGCAATCCTGATCCTTCACACCCTGCCCTGTGCCATCGCCGTAGCTACACGTTGCACCAGTAGGCTTGGCACCGACCAAACTGAAATAGGTTTTGCCGCCAGCGCTAAACGTATCAGCGGAGGTAGCAGGCCCCATGGCACAGCCATCATTGCAACTTGCACCATTACCCAATGCTGACCAACCGGATGTTGAAGCAGGACGAGCAGCACAACTATTGCGCAACGGAAAAACAAAGCTACTGGTAGGTGCATACGGCATGTCAGCAGAAAGCCACAACCGATAAACCCCCGCATCAGGCGGCTGATCATCACGACGACAATCATACTGCGCGCTGGGAACACTGGGCCTAGTATTAGACAACCACCACTCACCACGTGCATTGCATGCGGCAAATGCAGCGCCCTGATCACCAAAGCTGCCGCCGTTAGGTGGCTCCGCTGAAAACGCATACTCAGTGAACCCGATTAAGAGCAACACAGCGAAGAAAATCACTCGGATCATGGTGCGTCCAAACCCTTGACCGCCGCCCATCCACACAAAGCGCCCATAAACGCACAGAACAGTAGAACGATCATCGTGCCTCCCCCAGAAAGAGAGAGGGCGACACCGAAGCGCCGCCCTGCCCTCACCACCATTAGCCGAAGAAGCCGGCCACCTTCTTTGCACCCCACTTAGTGAAGCCGACCAGCGCGATCAGCGCGGCAGCACCCACAACAGCGGTCACGGCGTCAGCCGCACTCAGACCCGACAGAATGTCACCCATGTTTTCTCTCCTAGTAGATTGATTGATTTACCGGTCATTGAACATGCCCGCGACGCTGCCGGCGAGGCGTCCCAGGACGAACCACACGATCACCACACCGCAGCAGCCGGTGGACCACGCTACGGCGTCCTCCTTGCTGGGCATTGCGAACGCTTCTTGCACCAGCGCATACACGCTGTATTCGCTACCACTGACGAGCACGTAGCCGCTGCATTCACCAACCGATTGACCGGTGGGCACCAACGTGCCGTCCGCTTGCAGGGCTACGCACACGGCCATGGCTTAAGCCGTCGCGCGTGCAGGCGCTTTGGCAGCGCGCAACACATGAAATTTGCTGTAGTTGATGGCGCCCTTGTTGACGGTCACCATGGCTTCCAGATCCAGCTCGTACTCGCCGGGCTGGTACGCGGACTGTCCCTTCTCAAGGCGGACATCGAGGGGATACGCGAAGCCGCCGGCTTCGAGCTTGGCTTTCTGCTTGCGCGTGGTGTATTCCCGGTCCTTGCCCTCGTCATCCTTGAACGTGCCGCCACGCTCATCGACTTCGGCGCTCAGCACAGTGACTTTGATTCCGCTCATGGTGTAACCCCTTCTAAGGTTTGATTGATGCCCGCGATTTCGGGCCATTGATTGGCTACGTCTGCTGTTGCCCACGCCGGTAGCCGATGCGACGTGCAGGTACTGATGACGGCATGCAACGCGTCAGGCGTTGGGCAATGCCGCACGATGAAATTCAGGGTTGCGCCGTACTGACGCTTGATGTGGCGACGCGCACTTTTCCAGGTGGCATCGACAGCAGCTTTCGTAATGTCGATGCGCGTGGCGACGCAGTGCAGGAACTTGAGAACGGGATAGGCACCGAGCAGATAGGCAGCAGGATCGCGCAGCAAATCCAAGGGCAATTCCTTGCGATTGGTGGAGCGGAATTGCGCCTCATAGCGCACCCATTCGGAGGCCTTGTCGCCTTGCTCCCTGCCCTTCTCGTACACGCGCAGCTGCTTTTCGGACTTCTTCCCGCCGACGTAGAAGGTCTTGCCGTCGCCACTGTCGTGATCGTCCACGGTCTGCGCCTTGGGGCGCTGTCCACGGTTGTCGAATTCGCCCGATGCATACCAGCTTTGCGCCAGTTTCAAGGGGTATTTGCCCAGCAGGTCATCGGCGGCAACGTCCACACGGGTCAATCGTCCAGCGCAGCTTTCGAGCTTCGCTCGAAGCTCCAGCCACCGCTTCGCATGGCCACAGCGCGCTGCGCTCAACACTCCACACCCGGTGCCGGTCAACTCGATACGCGCGGTGTAGGTGCCATCTGCACGGCGGCAGTGCTCACCGCCCAACTCGATCAACCCGACGTGCTGGCCGTCGCGGTCGGTGATACGCACGCGCCACAGATAAAACCGCCCCGGCCCGGCCTTTTCGTCAAGTTCCAAGCCCAAGCCGGCGAAGAACCAGCAGAACACTTGCAATGCGACCGCACGGGCGTTCTCGGCGGTGACGTCCATCCATTCGCGGACCTCTTCGGCGTCGTCGTTGACGAACACACCGGCTTCGCCGAGGACGGCACGCAAGTCCACAGAGGCGGAAAACCAGTCAATGGCGACCGTCAGGGTGCCATCGGCATTCCTGAATTCACTGACTCCCCTGTTAGACGAGGGGAGTCCCAGATCCAGCGAGCCGTCAGCCATGCGCGTAGAACTCCACAGCAGCGGTTTCACAGGCACGAGCAGCACGGCGCGAGGCGTGCACGCTCTGCTCCACCAGTCGGCCAGCAAGACGCACGGTCAGGCGAAAACGCCGAGTGCGGCGACCACCGATCACGATGTGGTAGGTGTCGATGTGGGAGACGACCGAGGCGCTCATGCCACAAGCTCCAATTCGGCATAGGCGCTGGAAACAATCGCGCGGCGCTGACTCAGCGGCGCACCGTGCTCCAACACGCTTTCGATGATTAAGACCTGTTCGCGGTGTGCGCGCAGCGCAGCTTCGGCGCGGCGATCCAGAATCCAGGCGACCAATCGGGCGAGGCCGACAGTAACGGTCAGCGCAGACGCGCCGATCAGTGCAAGTGCTTGTGTGTCCATGAAGCCCCTATCCCCTGCCCCTTGACGCGGACCCCGGAGGGGAGCCGGGGGCGCGGTGTCATACGGCGTAGGACACGAGGTGCATGTAACATGAGACAGGACACTTCTGTCAAACGGTATATGACGTGGACACCATAAATAAATTGCTTGACACGGCGCGAAAAGCATGCTCGCGCGACTCAGACAACAGCGTTGCGCTGTCGCTTGGCGTGTCGCGGAATTCGGTTTCGGTGTGGCGAAAAGGCGGCAAGATCACAGACACACACCTGATGGCGCTCATCGAACTGGCTCAGGCCGATCCCGCGTTGGCCGTGAAGGTGCGACAGGAAGAAGCAGCGTCGCCGGCAGAGAAAAAGGCATGGAGTGCGCTGTGGGACAGACTGTCCCCGGTCACTACGGTGATCGGGGCGCTCGCACTGGTGGCAATCGGCATGCACGCAGGGGCGCATGAAGCACTGCTAGCGGCGCTCTCCCCCGTCGCCATAACACCCACCTTCTATACATTATGCGAAGTGGCGTGTTGACGCTTCTGTGCGCTCTGGCGGCCTATCACTGCTGGTCCCTCCACAGGAAGCGAACTGGACAATGAAGCTAGACACCTACGATCGCGTAGACCTGACCGGCCCTTGGGCCGGTTTTGGTTTCCAGGGACACCGATTCTTCACACCAGAAGGCCGGGACATCGATCCGGTCGGGATGAGCTACTGGTCGCTGACATGCAACATTGCACGCGAATGGGCACTGATGATGGCGGAAGGACGTGAGCGCGTGTGGCACCCCCGGCCAGCCGAAGTGATCTACCTGCGCGACGTACTCCAGCGCAGGCGTGAAAAGCGGTTATCAGTTGAGAGTGGTAAGGGGGTAGCCGCCAGTGCCCGGCGCAGCCCGACTGGACGGGGGCGGCGGCGTCCACGGCGCGGGTGAGGCGTTATCCGTAGGGGCTATGCCCCTACACCCCTACAATGCCCGTTCATCGTCAACGGGGGCCGTATGAGTTACAGACCGCAAAACAACCATGATGGGCTTTGGTGGGAAATCGCCCTGGGCATCTTCGTCGGCCAACTGATGACCGCAGCACTCGCCGGGGTGGTGGCGCTGTGCCTGGGCTACTTCACCCTGCGCAGCGTCAGCGCCGCGCTGCCCACAGTCGGGCCGCAACCTCTATACACGCCACGCTCTCAGCGTGCAGAGCCGGCACGGCTGCAACTACGCGAACTGGAATCAGACGAGCGGTGCATTCAACACAAGCGCTTCCGACGACTGTCGAACGGCTGGCAGGAGTTGCCGAACGATCCGTGCTGAATCGTAACGCGGGACGAAATCACATATCCAACGTGGTTGGAGACGTGTAGCTCTGCACCTGATAACCGGGGGACTCAGGGAACGTGCCCTGGCTGCGCGGAACACGCCCAATCACGCCACCACGCTCGTGATCGCGATCAGCGCCGCCGGCGTCACTCCCTGCGGTCGCAACGCCAGCAGCGCCATCGCTCTTGCCATCCGCCGAGGTGTTATAGAGCCGTGGGTCCTGCTCGCGCACTGGCTCGTGCCACGGCCATGCAGTGGCAACAACGGTGTGCTTGCCGGCCACCAACCGCACACCGTAAGGCTGCACGCTGGCTTCAAACCCAAGTGCCTGCAATTGCGCCAAGTCGAGCTGCTCCAACACGATGTTGGAGGTATCGATCCACTGCACCCAGGCGCGATAGCGACCATCCACTTGCGCAACGGCAGCAACGCGAATACGGCCTTTCTCTGCAAGCTGGATCACATAGCGCTGCTCAGTACTGAGATCGGCGAGCGGATCAGCAACGGGATTAGGCAACCCCTGCCCTGGTGCAGACACCAACTCACCGGGTTTGAACACCTGCCCGACCGCTGGCGTCGATGACGGACCAGCAGCAGCATGCGGCGGCTGCTTGCCCTTGTTGAAATAGCTCGCGAAGAAATACAGCCCAACGCCGCCAACGACCAGAAAAATCACGGCACGCACGGCCATCGCGGCCCAGACGTTTTTACCGCCCTCTTCGTAAACCTCGGTATTCTCGGCACCAGGGGCATACCCGTCATAAAGCGGAAAAATCGCGGGATCGTACTTGAGCGTCTGTCCGCCGACCTTTTCGAACTTGCCGGGTGAAGTCGTGTGGAAATAGGTCACGCGATACCGGCTTTTCATGCCGACCGCCGTGAGCTTCTGGAACGTGTTCTTCTTCTCGATGCGCGCCTTGACCGCCGAGTGCAAGCGATTGATCCACTGCGTCATGATGACCGCATCGCCACCGTTCTGACCAAGCAGAGCCCAGAAATTCTCTACCGCTGGTTCCAGCGGTTTGCGCTCGTTGACATAGAACTCGTGCACCTCATCGATCACGACCAACGCGTCTTTGAATTGGTCCGGTATGCACCACTTGCCGGACTCATCCTGCGTGCAAGCAAACATGGCGGCGACATGCTTGGTGTCAACCAGCACAAGGCAATGCTGCACGTCTTTCTCTTCAATGCCCAGATGCTTGGCAATGCGATCATGCCGTAGACCGTTGAGACGCGCGAAGACGCGACGACCCTTCTTGATCGCGGGCAATATGTGATTCTTTACCGCATCATAGCTCTTGCCGGCACGCGGAACGCCTTCATTGAAAACAAGCATCTCACCAAATCCCGAGCGTCAGGACGCGACGCAACAAGTAGAAAATCATCGCCGCGCCGATGGCAACGAGCGACGGACCGATCATGAACACGTCCGCAAACCACAAGATCGTGCTGCCGGCATTTCCGAGCATGCCGCCGATGCTCTGCCCTTTCATGAAATCGGGGAGCGGTAGCAGGTTCATGACATAGAGAACCGCAGAAAGCGTCTGATCAAGCCACATCACAAAAAGATCGCCCACGAAATCAGAAAAAGCCTGCCAAACGAGTTTGACGGCCTTCCAAATCCAGGCGGTTAGATCACTCAACCAACCAGCTTGCATACCCTGCCCCTTATGTCACAGCGATGCGAATAGCCGCATACGCAGCAATTGCCAAAATAACCCAGCCGCACGCACGCAGAAACGCGAGAAATGTACCGCCACAGTGAAAATCAATCGTCATGGCATTCCACCACTTGGAGGCACCGAGGCTAAACACAGGACAAGAACCACCAGCTGGAACGGTCATAAAACTTGCGATGCCACCGGCAACGGGAGTGGAGCGCACCTGCGCGGCGAACTTGGAAACGACAGATTCAACGGTTTTATTGCTCTTGGTGTAAAGGTCTCCTATCGCTGCACCCTCGCCAGGATCATCGCCTTCGCCTTCTTCGCCGTCGCCGTCGCCGCTACCGGAATCCGTACCAGAGCCGGTGCCGTCCCCCTTGCCGGAACCGTCCTTGCCATAAGTACTATCGAATGTGGTGACGTTTGAATTAGTCGTAACGCCGCCTCTAGTCTCCGAGGACGTACCCTGCCCCGTAACCTTCCAATCGCCGCCGTTAGATGGCGCATCCTTGGGCGCATTGATAGCCGCATTCTCAGGGGACTTGGTGGCGGCCTGATTGTTGTTGTCGGCCTTCTTGACGCCGGATTCTCCGGGCGACCAGCAGAACTGTTTACCAGTGGAAGCTGTCGCGCAGTTCTTGCCATCGCTGCGAATGCACATCGTGAGCGTGCCGGACTGGACGCAGTCCTGGTCTTTGACGCCCTCGCCCGATCCGTCGCCATAACTGCACGTTGCACCAGTCGGCTTAGCACCAGCGAGACTAAAATACGTCTTACCACCGGCACTGAATCTATCGGCAGAGGTCGCAGGACCCATAGCACACCCTTCTTGACAACTTGCACCATTTCCCAAAGCAGACCAGCCAGATGTAGATGCAGGTCGAGATGCACACTGATTAGACAGCGGAAACACAAAACTGCTGGTAGGCGCAAAGGGCATGTCCGCAGACAGCCACAACCGATAAGCGCCAACATCGGGCGGCTGATCCTCACGACGACACTGATACTGCGCGCTAGGGACACCGGGGCGCGTGTTGCCAAGCCACCAATCGCCACGCGCATTACACGCCTGAAAGGCAGCACCCTGGTCACCAAACGAACCGCCGTTAGGTGGTTCCGCTGCAAGCAAATGACCAGAAAAAACCGCACCAAGCAACAGGATTGCAAGGAGCCATCGCGTCATGGCGCGTCCAAACCCTTGACAGCGGACCAACCGCAAAGCGCACCCATGAAGGCACAGAACAATAAAACGATCATCATGACCCCCAGAAAGAGAGAGGGCGACACCGAAGCGCCGCCCTACCCTCACCACCATTAGCCGAAGAAGCCGGCCACCTTCTTTGCACCCCACTTCGTGAAACCGACCAGCGCGATCAGCGCGGCAGCACCCACAACAGCGGTCACGGCGTCAGCCGCACTCAAACCCGACAGAATGTCACCCATGTTTTCTCTCCTACTTAATTGATGATTGGTTTACCGGTCATTGAACATGCCCGCGACGCTGCCGGCGAGGCGTCCCAGGACGAACCACACGATCACAAAGCCACAGCAGCCGGTGGACCACGCAATAGCGTCCTCCTTGCTGGGCATTGCAAACGCTTCTTGCACCAGCGCATACACGCTGTATTCGCTACCCGTAACCAGCACGTAGCCGCTGCACTCGCCGACCGCTTGGCCGGTGGGCACCAACGTGCCATCTGCTTGCAGGACTACGCACACGGCCATGGCTTAGGCGACCTTTGCGGGCTGCTGTTGCAGCTTTGCAGTGAGATCGGGCACCAAACGAATGCGCCGACCGAACTCCAATCCGCCGAATTTGTTGTTCTGCAACGACTTCGGATCGATGACATAGAAGCCCTCGCCATAGGGGGCCTGATCCTCATCGAGGCCGATGGTGAACGGGAGGGGGAAATCGCCGTCGCGCAACACGGCAGCAGTCTGCTCGCGGAAATGCGTGGCCGGCTTACCCTCACGGGCCGGGAACGAACGAACAGCAACAGCGGAACTCATGACTTGAACTTTCATAGTGGGACTACCTTCCAGGCAAATGTCCGGCCGAAGAGGAATGTCACTTTCCACGGGGACGGCCAGAACTCCCCGGTAAGCTTGTCGAACCAACCGCCTTTTGCTTTGCGGATATCGGCTTCCCCGCCGAGAGCTTCACGCGCATCTTTCGGGGATTTCCACCAGCGCAATTCGCGCTTGGATTCGCTGTTGAGTCCACCGACACCGTGTGTGCGGAATCCCTTGGGAAAAGCTCCAGCTGTAAGGGCAGTGAACTTGCTCGCATACTTGGCGAGATAGCCGACGCAATTGCGGGCTTTCTCCATTTTGGTGAGGCCATGCTTCCACCAACCCTTCTGATCAGGCTTGCCGAACCAAATGCCCTTGGGCACCCAAATCAGCAGGTGGTAGTGGACGCGGAGTCGCTGGGTGAGTTCGCCAACCCATAGGTAACGAAGGCTTTGACCTTTAAACCTGCTGCGCCTATTTGCAATTCGATTGAGGTGGCTGCGGAAGCATGCAAGTAGGCCGCTAACGTCGCCAGGGCTTGCGTTGCTTCCATCGTTGTAGGTGAGCGTGAGCATGTACCACGCACCTTGTCGCGAACCTTTCCGTGCTTCCTGGTCATGCAAACGCGCTCCGGTGATAACGGACTTGCGCAGCCGTTGCGCCTTCGACTGAAGGGGATCAATTTCGATAGTGACGGTGCCAGTCGGCTTACCGCCCGTTTGAGTTGTTTTGTAATGGACAAGCCCAAGGGCCAGCGCTGCGCGCTGGCCCTCTGGCGTCAACGCGACCGGATGCGCAGCGTCGAACTCAGCAACGCTCGTGCCAACCACGCGCTTGTTGCTGTGGATCTTCTTTGCAGCCAATTCGGTGCGGCGCGTAGCGGCCTGCATGACGCCGATAGATGCATCGAACACGGACAACTCACGCGACTGCGTGGGCTGTTCCTGCATGCGGATACGTGCGTTTTTGGAGGTGCAGGCGACGCACAGCCCACCGGCAAAAAAATAGGCGGTGGGATCACCGCAGAAGGAGCATGTGCCGTCAGCCACCGCGCACCTCGCGAGATGCGATTGCGACCAATGCGGCTTGCTCGATCTGAGCAACCATCGCGTCGTGCTTGCGATCAAGCCGCCACAAAATTAGGCCGGTGATTCCCTGGCCGAGTAACAAGCAGGCAGGCGCGATGGAGATAAGCGCGAGCAGCTGCAAGACGAAATTCGGATGCACCCCACTACCCCCTCCCCTGCCGCTTGACGCGGACCCCGGAGGGGAGCCGGGGGTGCGCGGTGCTCACCCATCGGTGAACACAGGTGCATGTATATTCCTCAGTTAACAAAGTGTCAACCATGAGATGAACATGCCCGCGATAAACGCCCTACTTGACAAAGTGAAAGAGAGTTGCTCTCTCCCGTCAGACAACGTTTTGAGTCAGCGGATAGGCGTGACGCGCGCAGCCGTGAGCATGTGGCGGAGTGGGAATAAGCCGGTGCCAGATGAACGAATTGCGCAGCTATGCGCGATGGCAAAGCTCGATGGCGGCGAATGGATGGCGCGGATTCACGCGGAACGTGCGGCGTCCCCTGCGGAGAAAGCTTTGTGGCGATCAGTGTTGGACAGGCTAAGCGCGGCCGCCGCGGTGGTCGCGCTGCTAGTCCTGGCGGTGCACACAGGAGCGCATGAGGCGCTGCTGGTGGCGCTCTCCCCGGTCGTGATAACCGACCCTCTATACATTATGCGAAATCAGCTATTGGTGCGGTAA